ATAATTGTTTGTTTTATTATAAATATTAAATTATTGTACTTCGTACATACCTAAAGGAGACATTTCTGGTGTCTTCTTAAATATTTTTTCTAATAGGGCATTTGTTGTACTCATATCTGTTGTGCTTTGGACAACTGTGGTACTTTGTGTGTTTTCTGGTTCTGGGTTAGATGAAGTATTTCCTCCTGCTAACATTTGTCCTAATCCAGGGGCAGCAGCAAAATCATCATTATCTGATAGTTCGAATAATCCACCCTCAGCAGGTGAAACCATAGTTTTACCTTTTGCGGCTGAGAACATATCACCTGCTTTTTTTGCTTTAGTATCAGTAACAGCTTTTGCATATGCCCCTACTATAGCTAACCCTGCTGCTATACCTAAAGCTGGACCTACAACAGGAATAAATGATAATGCTGCAAAAGCTGCGGCTGCTGCCAATGCAGCTAATATACCTCCTAATATTACACCACCCGCTCCCATTTCCTTCATAGATCCTAGTGCCTTACCAACAACTCCTGAAATGCTCATAATACCACTAACTAAGAAACCAATTGCTTCTATTACGGGTGTTAGAGCCATACCTATTGCTAGAATAGGTTCTGCTACAGATACAAATACTTCTTTTAATTTGTCCATTGTATTACTAAGTCTTTCTGCTTGACTTTGTTGGTTTTTTAAACCATCAACTCCCTCGTCTGCTAATTTTTTCTGGGTTGCTTCTAATCCTATTGCCTCTATACTGGCGTTAATTAATTTTTCTTTTTCTTCTGCTTGTTTACCTGTAGCACCTACTAATTGTTCTTGTACGTATAAGGTTTTTGCTAAATCTTCTCTATTCATACCAACAGATTTAGCTAAGGCTTCCTGTTGTATTCTGTTCATCTTAGAAAATTCTGCAGAATCACCTATTTGGTTAGATATTTCTTTTGCTACTGTTGCTAAATCATTATTTAAAGCTGCTTGTCTTGCTTTTTCTAAATTAATATCTTTTCCTAATAACAATTCAGCTTCTAATTCTGATGATATAGAACTTTCAAAATCTAGTAAACTATTTGCTATGGCATCTACTTTATCTAATTCCATACCTAAGGACTTAGCTGTAGCTACAGCCTCAGCTATTAATGCCGGGTTTTTACCAAATGATAATGTAGTAGCAGCTGATACCTTTCCTATATCTTTTAATAAGTCTTTTTCATTTAAAAGTACTCCGTTTTGGGATGCTGAAATGGTAGCTTGAGCCATAAATTCACCTGTAATGGTCTCCATATCTTTTCCAGTAGCTAATGAAATAGAAGCAATACCCATTAGCTCTTCATTAGTAAACCCAGCCATTTTTCTCATTTGAGTAAACTGAACTAGCATATCCTCACTTAACATTGTACCTGTACCAAGAGTTTTATTGATAACTAAAAGGGTTTCTTGTAAACCTGCAGTAGTAACAGCATTACCTTTAGACATATCAGTTATATCTAACTGCGAATTAGCCATTTGGGTAAGTTCAGCTCTGGTTCTTACAGAGTCGGCATATGTCATGTTCATACTCTTAGCCATTTCACCCGCTGCTGCATCTGAAGCAATTACAGCCTTTAACAGTTCAGCTAGTAAAACTGCAGGAGCTAAGGCGGCTTTTAAGGATTTAGCTAGTGATTTAATACCAGACATAGCTGACATAAATCCTTTTCTATCAATAACACCTAGTAATTTTTTACCATCAGGTTTACCTAGTTTATCGAATTTTTTAGAAGCAGCTGAACCTGCTAGGGTCTCTCCAGACTTTGATTTTAATTTATCGGCTAAACCAAGCTTTTTAACCATATCTTTAGTTAAACCCTCTCCAGTTTTAAGAGAATGTTCTATATCTTGAGAGGTATTTAAAGCTGCCTCAGATGCAGCCTCAAAAGGGGCAGAAAAAGCTGTTATTCCTGGAACGGATTTTACGGCAGTAGCTAAATTTCCAAATGTTTTAACTCCAAAATTATCTTTAATTCTTTGTGAAGATTCTACTATACCATCTATTTGCAATTTTAATTTAGTAGCTTCATCAACTTGTAGTTTAATTGTTTGTGCTATATCTTGGTCTAATTCATTTTGACTTTTACCAAACTTAGCTTGTTGTTGTTTTAAAAGTCTAATTTTTTGTTCTAAACTAACTTTTTGTTTACTAAAAATTTCACTTTGTTTATCTACCCCTAATTGTCTTTTTCCTATAGAATAGGATTCTTGGGAGATTTTATTTATATCATTAGTAATTTTTCTAAGTAAAGACTTTTCTGTTCTTTGAAACTTTAAATTGGTTATCTGGTCTTTAATAACATTAGAAATATCTTGTTGATCAGATAATAAGTCAGATTCAATACCCGCTTGTTCTTTAACAATACGAAGTTGTTCTTTAAATAGCCTATTTTGATCCGCTATTAATTCCTTTATAGTTTTAGCTGTTTCTTCTTGTTTTTTAGACACAATGGTATTTTATTATAAATATGGTTACTTATAACTTGTTTTACCTCTATAGGGTTTAGATGCTTCGGTAAATGCAGGGGTATTAACTTTACCGTCAGCATTAATTAGATTTTTAGTTCCTTTACCTCCACTTTTGGCATTTTCGTATGATTTTTTCTCTTCAGCATAAAAATCTTTTATTTCTGAGTAAGTGAATTTTCTTAACCAAATAGGCATATTATAAACAGAGGGATAATCATATCCACCTTTACTATGAAATAGTATTTGGTGAATCATTTTAAAAAGATTTAAACGTGCCTCAGGGGCATTAGTTATAGTCAGGCCAAAAAAAGTTTAGACCAATTGGTATGGTCACCTCCTCTCCATTATCCAAGATATAGGATAAGTTTACATCGGGTTGAGTAGAGGCAATATGATCTCTAAATGCTCTAGAATCCCTTGCTAAGAATCTATTATCTACAAATTCTCTAATTTCTTTTTTTTCTTCATTACCATCTACAGATGTAATTAGATATTTTAATCTTGTAGTAAGTTCTGAGGAGTTTTCTTTGTTAATTTTTTTAAGACCTGCTAATTCTCGATCTATTTGTTTTTCTAATTTACCCGTAGCTAATTGATAAGTTAAAACTGTACCAGTTGCTGGGGTGGTAAAACTAAATTCATTTTTGCCTGCTTCAAATTCAGATTCATCAAATTCTTTATTTTCTAAAGTTGACATATCTAAGGTATAATTTTGTCCTTTAACTTCAACATCATAATCCTTACCATATCCTAATATACGAGTAGCAATTAGAAGCGCATTTTTATCACCAACAATTAAATCATCAAGTTTAATATCCTTATTTATAATTACAGATTGTAATAATTTTTCTAATACTACTCCCTTTTGAATAAAGGATTGGTTGGAAAGAATATCCTCTTCCTTAGCAGTCATATATTTAACTTCTACTTTACCACTTGATAGGGGATTGTCTTTAGAATATATTAAACCTTTAGATGGTAATTCTACTTCTTCGGTTGGAAATTTAAATTCACTCATAGTCTTTATTTGGTTAAAACGTTTTTATCAGTTATACATATTAATATAAAAAAAAGCTTGACCGAAGCCAAGCAATTTTTGATAAGTTATGTAATTGTTTCTTAGAAATTTAAGATACAGTAATCTGGTTGTACTGTTAATTGTAGTTCTACAGCAGCACTTTCATTATCCCAGTTATAATCTCCAAAGTTAGCTTCAGTAATCATAGCCCCTTTGATAATCCATTCTGAAACGATATCTCCTACAGGTCCTAATACGTTCATAGTTAAATCCTTTTTATAGAAATCACTATAACCATCTCTACCCGTTACTGACTCATGGTGTAATCTAACCCATTCCATACATGCTTGAGCACCACTTGGAGTAATTGGATCAAATAACGTCATTTGAATTGTGTTCCAAAGTGTTTTACCTTTAACGTATCTTGCAACGTTAATATGGTTCAACTGAACTGTACCTTGAGTTAATGAAACAGCTCCCATACCTTTAATTTGGTATGAAGGGATTCCATCTACATACAATATAAACCTGTTTTGTTGTTTCGGTTCAAATGCTGTATAAAATATTTCGTTTGGGTCTAATACTGCCATTGTTATATAATTTTATTATAAATATTTATAATTATTGTTTTTATTCAGGAAATGTTGCTCCAGTTGGTAAAACGTTGAAATCTAGAATAATGAATTCAGCTGTTTTAGTTGGTTGTAAATAAATCTGACCTACTAGCTCATTTCTATCAATTACGTCTGGTGTATTATTTGTAGCATCCATTACTACTTTAAAAGCATATAATCCTTGTCTTTGTTGTACTGATTCTAAGTATGGGTTTACATTTGCTAAGAAGTTGTTTCTTGTTGCATTTGTATTTTGTTCAAATACTAAGTTATCTGATACTTGTGTGATATATCCTTTAAGTGCAATTAATAATCTACGTACATTTACTCTATCTAAAGCACTTGCTCTTTTCTGTAAAGTTTTCTGTCCAAATACTACAACTCCACTTCCTGGGAATGTTGCAATTGGGTTTACATTTGCTTCGTATAAAGTATCTCTATTACCTGATGTTAATTTTCTTTCTGCTCTTACTACACTTCCTAAAGCTCCTCTAAGCAAACCTGCTGGTGCAAACCATGGGTCTGATGAAGCATCTGTAAATGCATAAACTGCAGGAATATATGTTGAAGCTGGTGCCCAAACTGTTTGTCCGGTTCCGGCATCTACCGTTTGTAACCACGGCCAATATGTTGCTGCATATGAACTATCATAAGCACTTGCTTGTGTTGTAACTGTGTTGATTGACGCATTATATGCTACAATATCAATTACTGCTATACAATCAGTTCTACCTTGTGCTAATGTTACTAAACCAGTTGTTTGTGCTGCATGATCTTGTGAATTTAATCCAGGAGCAGTTATTACATTAAACTGATAATCATCTGAGTTGCTAAGTAAGTTAATAGACTGTGTATAATCGTTTGCTCCAATACCTTGTATATTACTTGCATTTATATTTTCATTAAACAATGCATTTCCATTTTCAAAGTTTTTACCTGTAGCATTATCAAAAGATCCAGAGCTAATTTTTGGTAAACTACCAGTAAATTCGCTTTTTGCTTCTCCATTATTATCAAAATAAGAAGGTGTTGGTAAACCTACTTCTGAAACGTATATGTAAGCACTTCTTCGTGGGAAATTACCATTTGTTTTGACAAAGAAATCTGTACCGTCTTGTTCTACAGTTTCGTATGTGTCACCTATTACTTTTGAAATATAATTAGATGCTTGTGGGTCTAAAGATATATTGTTATATGTTTCTAATATAGCCTTTTGTGTTGAAGTATCATTTCCTCTTCTTACTAATAATGAAAATTGTCCTGAAGCTGTGTTTACAGAAGCTATTTCCCATCTAAGATTATTTGCTGAACCACTATCTAATGTACCATTTGCTGAGTCTGTTGATTGATAATTATTCATTATCTCACCTTCAGATATAGTTTTAATTGTAAAAGATGAAGTTGTTTGTAAATCATCAGCTGTTAAAGAATATTCTAAGTTAGTTCCTACTGCCGAATCCGCAACTGCTACCGCACCTAAAGATTGTGATGTAAAGTTTATTGTATCTCCTACTTCGTATCCTGTTCCTGGGGTTGTGATTGTAATATTTGTTACAGATGAAGTAACTGATGCTGCTGTTTGAGTTGCAAGAGTTATACTAGCTACTGCGCCTGTTCCAAGTCCACCATTAACAGGAACATTTAATATTTCAGTTCCTCCAGTACTACCTGTAATATTTAGGTTAGTTCCATTTGAAATTGAAGATAATAATTGATTAGCACCACCAACTAAAGCACCTGATGTTAAAGTACTACCTATAGAGCTTGATGCTTCAGAGAAAGAACCTGTAACAACACGTGTTACTAATAATGATTGTCCTCCTTGAGCAAAATAATTTCTTGCTGAAATAGAGTTTAAATAAGTGTATTGTTGTGATCCACTTTCTATTTGTCCCCCAAATATTGCTTCGTATTGGGAAAAAGTAGAAACCCCCGTTGGAATACCAACAGGTCCCATTACTGCGGGTCCTATAATAGCTGCACCAAAGGTAACAGGTCTAGCCCCAATAAAGGATGAATCATTTTCTCTTGTTAATACACCGGGAGATATTAATGTTGTCTCTGCCATTGTCTATAGTTTATTTATTTTTATTTTATTATAAATATTAAAAAGTATTTCAAAAATTTATTCCTTTGGAGTAAATTCTCCGTTTTCTAAATTTATATTACCTTCACCGTATTTATCTTGTAATTCTTTACCAGTTTTTGCTTGGTTGTCTTGAAGGACTTTAAAATCTTTTAATATTTCTTCTTTTTGGGTTTTTAACGCACTAATTTGTAGTTCTACACCTCCTAATGCGGCAATAACCTCATTTGTTTTATTTTGATATTCTTGTAATACTTGTAACTCTTTTTTTGATAACTTTTGATTTTTCATATATAAATTATTTTGTTGATAAATATGTAAAGATTATTTAAAAGTCGATATCTTCGATATTATTTGTTGTTTCTGTTGTAATAGTAATTTTAGCCTTAGAATTATAAACTTTAGTAGCATTTAATTCTTTCTGTATTGTATCTGGGAGTATATATCCTCTTAGTCTAATATTAAAAGTACCAGTAACTAATCTATCTTTACCTTGGGTTAATTCAGTTGCTGTTGTAAAAGAATCTATGAAAGCTCTAAATTGAAATCTTTCAGGATTACCCCAGTAAGCATCAGAAGCATATTCACATGCTTCAATTACTTTATTTAACTGTTCCATATAATAAGTTTGGATGATACAGCTATATTCCATTGTAACATAATCGGGCTGTGCTACTATATGGAATTTTTCAACTGGTTTTCTATTATTTAAAGTACCAAAGTTGCTATAAAAGTTTTTTGAACTAAATTCCTTAGACCATTGACCATATAAATTAGGCATATTAGCATCTAGTTTATTAGCTACTGTTCTATCTTTAGATATTGAATCTCTTTTTATTACTAAAATAGGAAGCATAATTGCCCCACTTTTATCTCTGTAGTATCCGTCACGTTGAAATGATTTCCATCTTTCAGGTGCACCATATATTACAGGTACTTCTCTTCGTTCACCATTTTGATAAACAAAGGGTCTAATTACATTTTGAAAATAATAAAATACTGCTTCATCAATATCTTTGATACCAACTGAGTATTGTTTAGTAGTATCATCTTTAAAACTCATTTGGTTTGATCTATTAAAATCAATACCTGTTTCTGTATAATTAGGATTAGGAGGTGATATAGAACTATTAGGGTTTCCTACCTCCCCCCTATCTTCTATCCCTCTAAAAGCAGTATTTTTACTAGTGCTTAAAGTTAATTGACTTTTTGGTATAGGTTTTCTAGGTTTTGCCATTACATTCTTTCTATATGAGGTGAAATTGCTACTTTATCTGCTGGGATGTAATATGTTGATACTAATATTGATATTACATTACCAAATTGATCTAAATCAGGATTTAATGGGTTTGGTGTTCCATCTGAATCATTATTAGGGTATTGTGGATTTTTACCTCCCCAATATTGGTTAGCAATTGTGCTTTGTACCCCATAATATTTTTCTTCATATAAAACAATATCTCCTACTTGGGGGACAACATCAGCATCTACTAAATCATCTCTAAAAAAGTAAAAATTAATACCTTGTTCGAATAATACTCCTTCTCCTGCTTCAGGATATTGTTCATCTCCTCTATCTATTAAAACATTAAATAAAAATGGACCATCATAATATTTTTCTTCAGCTGCTTCGCCATAAATATTAACTTTAGTTTCTTCTAATTTAAATTGATATAAAGCACATTGTTGAGTAATAATATTACCCATTAATTCTCTATTAAACTTTCGCATAAGAGAAACATCCCTTTGTCTGGTGTACATTGCCATATTATCCTATGAAAATTGTATATGGAACCTTTTGTAATTCCAGCATTTTTGAATCTCCTTCTTTTGCTCTTCTTTCTAATGAAGCCATTCTTGAAGTTTCATCTAAATATGTTCTTAATCTTTCTATTAAGGCTGATTTTTCTGCTGTTCCAGCTGCTATTAAATCTGATTGATTTAATGTTACATCAGCATTTGGGATTGGTATACTACCATATTTACCTCTTACATATCCTAACATTTCTTTTGATAATGCTAAGGTATATTCAAATATCCACTGACGTCCTACACTATTAATTTGGTCATAATTAGGATTACCATAAGGGGCATTTGATACATTAGTTACATTCCCAGGGGTTTGCATTACAGCGCTAGAAATCCTTTCATCTCTAAGGATATATTCAAACCAGACTTTACCTTCTTTACCAGCACTAAATGAAAAATTAGGAATAGGAAATACTCTTAAATTATTATTTCTTATTTCAAATGAGTATTGGTTTCTTCGAATAGTTTCACTCATTTCAATTTGTTGGATAACTGCTATATCATAGTTTAAAGGAGCCATTAAATATCCTCCTTCAGCTCCAAACCCACCTAAGCCCATTATTCCTGATGCCATTACACCACCAAATCCAAATCCATTATTTGCACCTAAAAATCTAGCACCTGCTGGGTAAGGATTTTCATAAAATACTCTTTTTACTTCTATACCATGCATATACTCAGATCCCGTAAGACCACTTGATGTCATAAAAGTTTCAAAAGAATAATCTTGAATACTAGAGGTTAAATCAAATGAACCTGAATAATATGTTACATTTCCTCCTGATCCTGCTTCTTCACCATATTGTTCTGATAGTCTAACTATTGGTTCAAAACTTGGTGTTATAAGCGCAGTATTTAAAAGTGATGCCGTTGGTAATCCATCAATGGATAATTGATTATCTCGTATTTTATACGCATAAATTTCATTACCATATGTAGTTACAGCTTCTTCAAAAGCAGTAAAAAATGATCCTGATTGTAATTCTACATCTACTAAAGGGTAGCCCATTCTTTGAGCACAAAAATTAGCAACTTTGTTTGCATCAACAGCAAAATCAGTTTGAGCATCGTAAAACCCGAAGGGTGTTTGTCCTGCGGCAAAAGTACTCACTCCTGTCCAAATAGGTATATTCATGTTTTGTTTTTTAACTTATTAAGATATATTATCCACTTATAAATATGATGAAAGTATGTTAATCTCTAAAAGTTTGATAAACCTTAAGTATTGGTGAAACGATTTCATGTCTATGATTTTGTAATAAGGTAGAAATACTAAACCCCCCTACACTTTCTTCTATCCTAGATAAAAAAGAAAAGCCGGTTTCCCGTTTGTCTTTTAAATCAATTTGAGCCATATCACCACATATTACCATTTTAGAGCCCTTTCCTAATCTTCCAATTACTGTCTCCATTTGGTTATGTGTAACATTTTGTGCCTCATCTACAATAACAAAAGATTTTAGAAATGTTCTACCTCTCATAAATGCAAAGGGTACTATTTCTATGTTTCCATTATCTAATTCTTTTTGTATTTTGTCTTGGTTATATAACATGTGTAAGTTATGATATATAGGTGCCAACCAGGGATCCATTTTTTCTCTAATATCTCCAGGTAAAAAACCAATATCCTCTTTTGATACTGTTGGTCTTGTAATTATAATTTTTTCTACTTGTTTTGTAAATAACATATCTAATGCTACTTGTGTTGCTACTAAGGTTTTACCTGACCCTGCCATTCCTCTAAGCACCGTTATTGGTGATTCTATTATTTTTGCTTTAGCTACCTTTTGTTCCTCGTTAAGCTGTACATTAAATTTGATGGGTTTTTTGGGTCTTCTTTTTTGAACGAATACATCGTCAGTGTGGTGTTTTGAAGCCATATAATAACTTTTTGTTTATTATACATATGAAAAAAAGATAAAAAAACCCGGCCTAAGCCGGGTTAAATTAAATATGTATTTGATTTTAATTCTCTAAATTATAGAGTGTTTAAACCATTTACTTGGATAGTTCCATAAAATTCTGGTCTAACCATTTTCTTCGCATAACGAGTCAATAAACCTTTACGTGGTGTGAAAGTTTCTGGATCGTAAATTAACGGAGTCATGATTAATGGAATGTATGGAGCAAATACAGCACCTGTTTCCAAGAACTGAGCACCTCTAAATCCTAATAGGATTTGGTTTTCAGTCATGTAAGGGTTTTTGTATACTTTGTAACGTCCATTTAATGAACCTACTTTTTGTACACCAAATGCATAAGTTGCTTTTGAAGCATCACCATCAGTATCAGCAGCAAATCCTGGAATTGATTCCATGATTGTACCTACAGCTGGAGAACATACTAGGAAGTTTGCACCACCTCTTAATGTTTTCTGGTGAATAATGTTACTTAACTTTTGGATTTTAGTTCCTAATGTTTGGAACCATTGTCCTTGAGAATTGTAAAATCCTAAGTTTGAAATATCACCCATTTTAGTACCATCAGCAACAATAGATCTATTATTTACAGCAGACCATACTTCGTTTCCTGCAGCTGCATTTTCGATCAACATACTTAAGATCTCTAAGTCAATTTCTAATGAAATATACTCACTTAAGATTGAAGTCAATTCAGCTTCAGCATCTAATGCGTGGTATGCATTTAAATCTTGTGCGAATTCTGGAGTCCATACTGCTTTCAATTTTCTAGTTTTAGCAACGATTGCAGATGATTTCATCTGTACATTGATTTCTGGAATTTTGATTGCTGGTGAATTTAAACCATTTGGTTCTGCGTTATTGTCTTCAAAATCACCTCTGTATCTATCAGTTGGTTGTAATTGGTAAACAACAGAAACGTTATCACCTGCTGCGAATGCAGTTGCTCCGTTTGCTAGTTGTGTTTTTGCTACTACAAAAGCAACATTTTCACCTTCTAGTTTTGTAAAAGCTGATACTTGCTCTCCAGCTGAAGCTGAAATAGCATCATATGCTTGAGAACCTGAGAATAATTGGAATGCAGAAACACCAGCAACATCTACGAAATCTAAAGATGCAGTTGGTACTAATACTTTCCAGTAATCTGCAGCAGCAGCTGATGCTGAATAATCAGAATCAAAGTCAAAATCTGACCAGATTGCAGCTGCTAAAGGAGCAGATGCATCAGCAGCGATTGAAGCTGAATTGTTAATTGAATATCCGAAACGACCTGCTCCGTATAATCCACCTGTGTTAGTATTTCCAAATGGTTTGTCTATACCATCCGCCGTTTGGTTTCCATATAAAGAATCTCCTGCTGAGAATGGTGATTTGTCACTTCCATATTGGAAGTCTAAGAAAAATACTAGACCTGAAGGTAAGTTCATTGGTTGAACACTAACGAATTCTTTCGCTGCGATTTGACCAAATACTTTTCTTACCAATGGTAAAGCAACTCCTGCCCACTGACCACCTGTATTAACAGCTGTTTGTGATTGGAATGTTCCTGAAGATGCAGCACCACCACCTGTTTGAGATGATTCTACAACTAATTGCTTAGCTTGGTTTTCCAATATGATACCCATATTGTTTTTGTTTGATCCTTCTAGACCCTCTAGAAGACCTGTTTTTTCCCATTTTCCAGATAATCTGGCTGCATCAGACTGCATAGACTGATATGGGTTTGCGCTTTCTAATAATGAATTTAAGCTCATGTTTTTTAAATTTTAAATTTTAATAATTGTTTTTTAGATTAATCCCGCTAACTTACGCATACGGTCATATACCTCATTTGATTCAAGAATTGGTTGTTTTGTTGCTTTTGGTTCTAAACCACTAGCTTTTGAAGCAGCACCTCTTTTAACTGATTCATTAATTTTAGAATTTGTAATTGTGTTTACAATTCCTTCGTTTAATGTTTCATAAATGGTTTTTGCTTGTTTAACATCCATTGCTTTGTCAAATGCTTTCAAAACTTTTACTTTTTTACTTTCTGTTAAGTTTTTTGCTTTAAAGATTCTATTAGTATAAAGTAGCTTAGCATTTAAAAGATTAACTTCTTGAAGTTCTTTTTTAAGTTCTTCTACTTCATCTAAATATTCTTCTTCGTTACGCATTGCTGCTCCTGCACCCGCACCTAATGCCTGTAAAGCGGCATAAGCTTTTTTAGCAGCTGGTCCTGCAGCTTTAGATAATTTCTTTAAAGCATTAACAATGTTTTCTAGACCACCAGCGGCTGCATCTACTGTAGCGTCACCCATTTCGTCTAAGTTTTCAGAAACATCTCCGTTTTTAGCAAATCTTCCTTTCTGAGCTTTTATCTCAGTTGGGGAATCATCTTTATCTCCGTCTTTGTTACTGTAACCTTCATCTAACTCAACATCAACTTCGACGTCTTCGTCTTCAACTTCAACATCTACGTCTTCGTCTTCAACTTCAACATCTTCAAATTCTTCACCTGGTTCTATTTCCCCAGATTCGACCATGTCTTTAATGACATCTTCGATGAATCCTTTTAAGTCATCTTCAGACATATCTTCAAGGTCAATTTCCTCGTCATCCATGTCTTCTTTCTCGTCTTTTTCTCCGTCCAAGTAGCCTTCTTCCTCAGCATCAGTACGTTCGTCCTCTTTCAAGTCCGCTTTTTCGTCCTTCATACCGTCTTTGTAGCCTTCTTCTTCAGCATCTGTACGAGCATTTTCATCTAACTCTAATTCTGCTAATAATTCATCCAGATCAATTTCCTCGTCTACTTCATCTTCTTGAACCGTTGATTGTCCCACTTTACGTGGAGCTAGGTCTTTTAAAGAATCACCAGCAGGTGAATTTTTTCTTTCAAAACTAGGAGCATCCATTTCTTTTACTTCCTCTTCAGATTCTTTTACATCTTTATCGTCTTCATCGTCCATCTCCTGTAATTTAGCAGATAGTTGATCTTGTAGATATGGGGTAAAAGCTTCTTCTAAAGCAAGTTTTGCATTCGCGATTGCAGTTTCTTTAACTGATTTAGCATCGGCGATTGCTTCTTTTAACAAATCTCTGTTGTTTGCCATAATAATCCCAAAATTTAGTTTGTGAAATACGGTTATTAAGAACCGTAATAGAAATAATAATTGTCGACATCATATAAGAATAATCATGATGTATTGCAGTCATACGTATGTGACATTTTATCAAAAATACAAAAGATGCCCAAAGTGGGCATCTAATGTTTAAATCCGTCGGTAGCGTCCGAAGAAAAAATTATTAAGTTATAGGACATGACCCTTTTGAACAAAGAATTTCATGTATTATACTATTTACTTTTGTGTAATTATATTTAGGTACTTCCATACCTTCTTTAATCATATGCATATAAGAACCAGGGTTTGAAGGTGTTGAAACAAAATCCCAACATAATAATTCAAAATCATCTTGAACTTCCATTACTCCTTCTCTATTTTCCTCTAATGAACCCATACCACGAGATGATACACCTACTGTTACACCATTACCTACTAAGGCTTTTAATATATCTCCTGATGGTGTTGGTAGTATTTCTATTTTACCTATGATATTATTTCCATCCCATTCGTAACCACTAATAATGTGTGATACATTTTGAAGGTTTATTATTTGGGATTCTGGATGGTCAAGTTCCCCCATTGAACGTCTTTGTTCAATTAGTTCACTATATTTATCCATTTCTCTTTCCCACAATTCTTTAGAATAATACCTACCATTTCCGTTTTTAACTTCACAAGTAGCTAATATTCCCTCAACAATCATATTCCCGTTTTCTGCATTAACACTTTCGGTTAATACAGTTGGGGTATAGTTAATTGTATGAGTTTCTATTAATAGCTTTCTGCTCATGTTACACTTCTTCAGTAGTTTCTACCTCATCTACTACTCCTTTTTTAGCATATTTTGAACCACAAGATTTTTCATAGATTCTTTCCATTTTGGCTTTCTTTCTTTCTAAATCTTTGATTTCTCTCTGCATTTGTTTCATCTTAGATTTATCAATTAATTCACTTAAATTTTCATCTTCTTGAATTGAACTAACTCTATCTACTTTTTCTTGAATATGATCATGTAAGAAATCTAATTGAGCTTCCATTTTTACTTTTTCAGCTTCTTTTCCAATTTCTGCTAACTTAGCATCAATAGATTCTTTTTTAGGTTTTCTAGCTTTTTTGTCTTTACCTGCTTTTTTCATAGATTCTTCTTTATCCCCGTCACCATCAATATCCATAAAATCTGGTTTTGGAGCTTCATCCATTGGTAATTTTTTTTCTTCTTTTTCTTCAGCATACAATGATGAATGATATTGAGAACCTGCTTGGTCAGCTTGGAATTCATCTTCAGACATCATTTGTCTAATCATATTTCCTGATTGAGCTGCTAATGAATTTGGGTTTCCTGATGTTACTACACCACCTAATCCTTCTTTTATTAATTTTTTAAACAATTCTTCTTTAATAGGTTTCATTTTTGTATCTGATTTTTTAAGTTTATCGCTATATCCGCTTCCACCATATGTTTTACCTGTATTTTCTTGTACTTCTGGTTCTGTGTATCCTATACCTACTCCAAATTGACCTTCTTTTACATAATGTAATTCGTCTTTAGCTAAGTTTTTAATTACTTTTTCTTGTGCTTCTTCTAATGATAAACTAGGATCATTTTTACACTCATAATAAACACCATTCATCATTTCTTGAGCATTAACATTATTAATGTTATCTACTTTAGGAGAATAATCGTAATTACGTTTTTCAACATTTTCTACTGTACCATCAACCTTTTTAGCATCTGCTTTGATTTTTTCATCTTGTTCCTTGGTATTAACTTTTTCTTCATCGTCAATAATAGGTTTTAATGATTTTGCTTTTTCTTCGGCTAAATAGTCTTCAAATTTATTTTCCCAAGCCTGTTTGTTTGGGTTAAAATCTTCTGATGTTAGTTGTGTTATAGGTTGTAATGAAACTACACCACCTAATTCTTCATTAATTACACTTTTATTTTTTAAGATAGTTTCAGCATCTTGAAAAGAAGTTAAATTGCTAATTAAATTAGGATATTTTTGTTTAGCCTCTTTAAGAAATAAATCTTTACGGCCTTCACCTTTTAATATTTTAGTATATTGTTCTTGTAGTGTTTTCATATTATTTTTCTAGTAATGTTTCTATATCTTTTAAAAACTCACTAATTAAATCAGTGGGTTTTACTACTGCAAATGTATCAGGTTGTTCCCTATATGTTTTTATAGTTTCAATTTTTGCCTGGCGTAATAATTTTTTTATGTTATCTATTCTATCTTCTAACCCACTAAAAGCGTTAATACGCTCTTCTTGGAATTTAGTTGCTTTATTATCTTGTTCAGTTAATTTATAATTATACATATTAAAATAATTTATTTACTTCAAGCCCTGAACCTTTCTGTACATAAGTACCATCTTTATTTTTAGGAACTAATTTGTACTTAAATTGTTTTACATAAGCATTATCTTTAACTCCATCTTCTCCAGCAGCTGGACCTGGTCCTAATGTTGCTCCTAC